CTTGTACTGGCCGAAAGAGACGGAGAGAGATTTGTTCCTGCGGGCAGTGAGGATAACGATGGGGAAGAAGGACACCCCGAAGAATGGGCCATCTGAAAAGCTGGTGCATGACTGCCTGAATGCGCGGCATTCGCCAATCCGAGTGTTCAACTTCGCGTTCCTGATCGAAGATATTCCGAGCAATACCAGCGTTCACTTGTGCAGACATGTCCATGCAGTGCCGTTTGTGAGCAGTCTGAGGAATGACAGGCAGAACAGGATGGACGGGGATAAAGCGCCCAGGGATACGCCGGTGGACATGATACTATATTGCAACGCCGAGGAACTAATGACCATTGCCAACAAGCGGTTGTGCAATAAGGCCAGCGAAAAGACGCGGGAAGTCGTGAAGATGATGTGTCTTGAAGCCTTGGACAGGATGCCGGAACTGGCGGGACTGTTGGTGCCAATGTGTGAATACCACGGCGGTATATGTCATGAAATAAATTCCTGTGGGAAATGCGCGAAAGGATGAAAACATGAGGATTAAACTGGATGATGGCGCGTTTGAGCCGGTACGGGCGCACAGTACGGACGCGGGGCTGGATTTACGGGCCATGAACGGGGGGCTTTTAAGGGCGCGGCAGTCCAAGACGTTTCACACGGGGGTGCATGTGGAACTGCCGAAGGGAACGGCGGGCATACTGCTGCCGAAATCCGGGCTGATGACCAACCGGGACATCATCACCTTCGGGGTAGTGGACGAGAGCTACCGGGGAGAGGTGATGGTACACATGTTTAACCTGTCCGATGAGGATTACAGCGTGAGGGCCGGGGACAAGATCAGCCAGATGCTTGTGGTTCCGGTGCGCTACGAGGCGGTGGAGATTGTGAAAGAACTGAGCCAGGGCGAACGCGGGGACGCCGGGTTTGGCAGTACGGGGGTGTGACGGATGACGGAAGAAAACAAGAATCTGCTGAAGCAATTGCAGGCAAGCATAGACATTATGTACGATGAGGGGACGATTACAGGCAAGCGGCACAAGATACCGCTGGGGTATTACGCAGCGCTGTGCAAGGACGCGATCAAGCTGATTGAGGACCAGGACATTACCATACGGGCGCTGATGGGAGAGTTTGGGGACAGTTGCAGCGTGGACGGGTGCGGGGGTGACGAAGCATGACGGACAGGGAAAAGGTAATGCTTGCGGTGTCACATTGCTTGCGTTCAAATGATTGTTCTATCTGTGAAGCATGTCCATACAACGAAAGTAATGATTATGGGTGCAGGGCAAGATTGCGGGATGATATTGTGGCACTGCTGAAATTGCAGGAGCCGAGGGTGATGGCTGATACAGAATTAGAGGCAATTCGGAAAGCGCCGCTTATCCTGAAGCCCAACGTGGACGCTGCGCCGATGGTGCGGTGTGCCTACTGCAAACACTGTTTTGATCTGGGCAGCGACCCGATGGAGCCGTATGACGGCGAGAGCGAATGGTATTGCGCACGGTTCGACAGGGATACCAGTACGTATGAGATCGACCCGTACAGATTCTTCTGCGCGGACGGCGAACGGAGGGAAGACGATGCGGCTGATTGACGCTGACGCGCTGAAACAAGAATGTATGTACATAGACGATATTCCCGCTGTAACCGAACGCGACATACACAATGCGCCAACCATCGACGCTATCCCGGTGGAGTGGCTGCGGAACGTACATAAAAACTGTATTTTGACACGCGATGATATGGAGTTCAGGGATTGGCTGATTAAGAGGTGGCAGAAGGAACAGGAGGCCGACCTCGCGCAGAAGCTGGGGATTGAGCCGAAGGAGGGATAGCATGAACGGATGGATAAGCGTAAAGGACGGATTACCACAGGACAATAGGTTTGTTCTTGTGTGCAACGATGATGGGCGTATGATGATTGCACAGTATGTTGGTGAAAGTATTTGGCAATGGCAGTATAAATATACCAACTATGACGTTGATGTTTGGTACGATGAAGAACAAGGCCCTGTACGTTGGTGGATGCCGCTGCCGGAACCGCCGAAGAAACAGAAGAAGCGCATTAAAGACCATGTATGCAACAACGATTATTGCGAATTGGAGTGAGGGCCATGTGGGTGATCCTGATAATCGCATTTTTCGCGTGGGTATGGATGACGGCATAGGAGGCAGGACATGGAGCAGAACGTAAAACGGGGGCGGGGACACCCGCCCTGGACTGAGGAACAGAAACAGGCAAGGCGTGAGCAGAACGCGCAGAAACGCGCAGAACGGGCGCAGGAAGAACTTGACGCAGAACAGCGGTATGAACAGGCCAAAGGCCACAAACGCCCCAAGAAGTACAAGAGAAGCGATTCTACAGACCCTTGGACAGCCTCGATGCGTAGGAAAAACAAAGCCACATGGGACGCAAAACTCGCAGAACGTGACAAGGAATACAAGGCCATGATTGCGGCGAATCCGCACAAGACCAAGAAGGAATTGGGTATTCCTGACTACTGGAAACCCCGTGACGGTTCCTCGGATGGCTATTATGGCGTGTCCCTTCGCAATGCCCGTGTGAGCATCAACCTTCCCCCCATCAACATCAAGAATCCGCATGAGGTGGAGCATCGGATTGATGAATACTTCGATTTCTGCGAGATGAACGACAAGCCGCCGAACATGGTTGGACTGGGGAACTGGCTGGGCGTGACTACTGACACAATCGGCAGATGGAAGAACGGCGATTGGAGCGCAGAAAGCGTCGGCGCGATTGTCCAAAGGGCATTGTCCGTCATTGAGGAAAGCCTTGTTACCCAGGTGCAGGACAATCCTAAAGCTATGGTCGGCGGTATGTTCCTGCTCAAATCCATGTTCCACTACAAGGAACAGCAGGATATTGTCATCACGACAGGGGCGCAGAACGACACAGAAATGAGCGCGGACGAGATTGCCAAGCGATACCTGGGGGACGGAAAGACGGTGGAAACAGAGTTTGTGGAGGAAGATGCAGAATGAGCATGTCTGAATGGGCGAAGCGTGAGGTAGAAATTGCTTGCAAACGAGAAGCGCCCGAAAGAAAAGATGGCGAATGGGATTATGGTTGCGCCTGTTATGAAAGTGCGCTGAAAGCGTATCTTTCACTAATGGAGGACGATCATAGCGGTATGTCGTTCAGTTTTACACGTGGCATTTTGAAACGCCTGTTAGAAAGCAAGCCTTTAACACCGATTGAGGATGTGCCGGAGGTCTGGAAAGAATCACTTGGCTGGGCTGATGGCGGTAAACATTATCAGTGCAACCGCATGACAAGCCTATTCAAAGATATTGACGAAAAAGGCAACGTCACTTATCATGATACAGGGCGTTATTACTGCCAAGACGCAGAAAGCGGCGCGACATATTCTTGTGGACTTGAAGCGCGGTTGCTTGATGAACTATATCCCATCACAATGCCATACTACCCGCCCATTGGGTACTATGTTTTTACGACGCGAGAACTTTTGACGGATAGGGCTAACGGTGATTTTGATACTAAGACTATTCTTATCCTGAAAAAGCCTGACGGTGAAACAGAAGTGATAAACCGTTATTATGCAGAAAGTAAGAACGGTTGGCGTGAGATCACCAACATGGAATACGCAGAACGATACAAAATGCACAAGGAACGTGAAAAGCGGGAAGCAGAACAGGAATAACGCAGAACGGGAGGGAATCATGCCAGTAAGCGCGATAATAGCAGGTATTGGAACTATCCTCGGTATAATAGTCGGGTATATCCTCGGACGGTTGCATTGAGCAGAAAGGGGCGCAGAATATGAACGGAATATCAATGAGCACCATTAATGCACTCAATGAGATAGTAGACCTGATGTTGAAATACAATCCAGCCACGGCTGAAAAGCTGAAAATGCTTGGATATGATAACGAGGAATTTGTGGAACAAAAGCTAAGAGCAATTGAGAGGAAAAACGACGATTGAGCAGAACGGGGCGCAGAACGCGCCCTGTTTTTGCGCAGAACGGCAGGAATCAGCGCAGAAATGAGAGTTTTTCTCAATTCGGCGCAGAAAATTCGCAGAACGGAAATTTTCGCAGAACGCAGAAAGGCGCAGAACGGGATGCGAGATGAAGTCGAGCGCGGAGATAGACTTATGCTCGTTTCCGATATGATGTAATCTGGTTTTCAATACCATGTTAATACCCGCTAACAGGTAGACTATACCCCTGCCGCCCCTGCCGTTACACCGTGGTAACCGCAACCCGCAACCCCTCAAACGCTATTACAGCCTCATAAAGGGGCTTTTTAGCGGCTTTACCCGTCTACACTATACCGTGTGTTAGGGTAAAATTAGACGCGGTTTTAGGGGCAATACAGCGCGTTACACGACGTTTGATATTATTTGGCTGTATTCGCCTGGGCGCGGGTATTATCCGGGGGCATAATACAAGCCCCGCAAACGGCCCTAAAACCGTTTTACGGGGCGCGGGTGTATATTGATATTGTCCAGGGGCACGCGGGGCTATAAAGGGCTTGCAAGGGGCTGTAATGAGGGCATGAAAAAAGCCCGCTTCAAACAGCGGGCTTGAACAGGTGACGGCGGGGGCGGGCTTTCTCCCAGTATTCGATCACGCGGCGGCGCTCTGCGTCCTCGGTACGGGGGAGCTTGTACAGGGTGATCTCCGGGCCGCGCATGTAATACCCCTCGGCGCGGTGGTCTATGACGGGGTTTGGCAGGGCCTCGCAACCCTTCGCGCCGATGATGTTTCGGCTATCCTGTGCCGATACCGTGCGGAGGGCAAGACGCGCATCGAAGTTGCATTTAAGCGGCGTCGGGATGACGGCGGCAACGGGTGACTGTGTACACGCTACGACGTGGACATGAGCGGCGCGGGCCAGGGCCAGCAGGTCAAGCAGCGGCGAATAACACGCGCGTTTAATGTCCGGGCGGGTCATGATCGGCATGAGTTCGTCAATGATGACATACACGTCGGAACCGTCATATTCACGGAGGCGGCGCCGCTTCATATCGGCAAGCCTGTTGTTCATCAGAGCCACGGCCCCACGGAGGGCGCGCGGGATGTCCGCGGGGCGGTTGGCATAGTCGATGACATGGGGGAGGTTGGCATATTCGCCCAACTCGCAGCCCTTGGGGTCGATGAGGATTAGCCCAACCTGGGCGGGACTGTTGCGGAGCGCTGCATGGATCATACCATTGACCACAGTTGATTTGCCGCTGCCGGTGCTACCTGCAATCAGTATGTGGATTTGGTTCAGCATATCGGCATACAGCCGGGAGTATGTGACTTCGGGGGTCTGCCAGGTCTGCCACATGGTTACACCTCCAATTATTCTATTTCGCTGAAATATTTGAGTTCGGCGGCGATGCCGTCCGGGTTGTTTGCAAACTTTTTCACCCACGGCCCGAAACAGTTCGCAAGGTAGCTCTCAAAATTATCCAGGCGTCCGGGATGCTCGGCAAACGTCCGAATAGCTTCTACCACGGTTCGGGCCTGTT